TATTTCCTCACCTTCTTTGTAGCTCTATGTGCTTTCTTTGCTAGTACTGAAAACTTAGATCGTGGGTGCTTCTTCTTTAGTTTAGCATATTGCTTTGCATATTCTTTATTGTATGCAGAGGCCTTACGCTTTCTCTTCTGGTGTGGTTTGCCAGATGCTTCAGCAACTAACATACCTGCCGGGTTTAACATCCCCCCTGGTGCTTCTCCAGATTCATAGGCTTCTAGTAGAATCCCCACTGCCATAGGTAGCAATGGATGACTATATCCCGCTTCCTTGAGGATTTTCAATAGACCCTTCTGAGTGTAGGCGATCTTAATCACCTTCAATTATCGGCGGCTGTACTCTGAATCGCTACTGCCATCCAGTCTTTGGTTGATAGTTTGACTACTCGACATCGAACTCTTGCAGTGATGTAAAGAATGGATCCAACTGCGGTTGCATCATTACCGGCTGTAAGGTATAGTTGGTCATTAACACAAATGAACATATCACTCAAGCCACTTGGGCCGAAGTTATCAGGGTAAAGGTCTGAAGTGTGGGTTGCAATTCCGTTAGTATGGTCGATGTTTAGAGAACCACTTGCTACCAGAGACTGATCGTCTGCTCGAACAAACGCTGTGCCTGGGTTTAGGTCGGTAACTTGAGCAGTAAGAGCTCCATTACCAGCGGTCATGCTAACTACATCTCCGCCATAATCTGGACCAACTTGATAGATGAAATCAACTTCGTCTATTGCTATTGCTTGTCCTGTTGGTACGTTCACATAAGCACTTAGGTCCAAAGTGCCTGTTACTCTAGTACCCGAAACTGATGCTGCGGGTAAAATTACTGTTTCATTCAGGTAAAAACTGCCTGTCTTTGCTGTTGCCATAGCGGGGTGGCATAGTCCACAGTCTATAAATGTTATATTTTCGGATTAGTTTCTTTCAACCGCACTTATCTTTGTGAGCGAAGCGAACCCTCTCACCCGAACCCACCACCACCCACAAGGAACAAACCCCCCTAAATACCTTTTTGAACAGACAGCCATAGTATTTATAGGGGTTTTTTAACTCGGAGTATTAGGGATACTTATGCGAGGAGTATGGCAACATCGGAGATTGAAACACAAGGATAAGCCTTGGTTAGCGTGGCGGAGGGACTGTTTACACTGGAACTACTACGTCAGTTCAAAGTATCCCGATGCAACAGCAAAAGCCCCCCCCATCAAGGTTCAGATTGATGTAAAGTGCAAAGGTTGTGGTGAAAGAGTGAGGTTTAATCCATATCGAAACAAATACATTAGAGGTTCAGGACCAATAAGAATTGTTAGATGGCTGGATAGACCTAACCATATGCCAAGGTATGCGTTGAGAAAAGAAGCCGAAGCCAGGAACACGCTAGAAGATGTTGACCAGGGAATAGAATCATCCTAGAAGGCCGATATATTCCATGAGCCCTGGTGCTTGCAATCCGATCAAGAGATAGAGTAGGCGTTCAAGTCTAGCTACTCTTTGTTCAATTGTGATATCCATTATACCCATCTCTTCTGAATGAATGGTTCGGGGATGTCAGTAGTTCCGACACCTTCTTTAATTTGTGTCCAAGTTCCCTCGAGGTGTTCTTTGTAAAATCTAGTTTCATCTAATCCCCAACCCTCAATCTTATGTTGTGGATCTATTACAGTGAGAATCGTAGCCATTGCAAGAGTACCATAAATAAACTCTTTACTAAATGCAGAAAGAAAACCACCCTGGTATAATCCAAGTTTCATACCCATGCGGGCTTGGCCCCCTTGCATCACGATATTGAATCCAACAACACCAATACCACCAGTAAATGCTTCTGGTACTCCTGTATATTCAGCCCAAGCATTGTAGACTTGATTTTGTGAAAGTTCTTCGGGTCTACTGATCGGAACTAATCCAAGACTAGCCATCAGACATTACGCCCCGGGTCTTGGGTGTATGCTCTGCGGAGCCTTTCGATATAAACCAAATCTTTCTCTTGACCTGTTACTCCACCAATTATAATGTTCTGAGGATATAGAACAAAACCATCATTCTCCCCTCCGGATTGCCAAGAAAATACTCGAGTAATATGGATTCTGCTACTGGCCGTAGGATTACCTACCCCAAATGAATCCCCGGCTAATTGTCTGAAAGAACCATTGGTTGCAGAGTAAGGGACGAATTGCCTCCATTCACCATAAATTACTTCTTGAAGGTCGATACAATCTTGAGAAACGTTGTTCAAAAATCCATTCATATTGGCGGCGAAGCCACTCCAATTTGCTGCTATTTCAGAATCTCTTAATGCTCTAGTTGTTATTAAAGTCCTATCATCACATATTTCAAAAGTGGGTGTACCCCCTGCACTTAATGAGTTTTGAATATCAATTGCTTGCGAAAAAAATGTTAATTCATTTTGAGTATAACCGGCAAGGTCGATAAATCCACGCCAGACCCAAACTTCGGCGACACCAGTATTGAGAACCTGCCAACCTTCACCAAGGTCAATGGTTGAGGTTTGGCTAGAATAACTGATGTTCGATACTCCTACGCCCGGAACTTGCTTAATCAATTGACGTGCTTTCATATCTGTTGCCATTATTTCCTCACCTTCTTTGTAGCTCTATGTGCTTTCTTTGCTAGTACTGAAAACTTAGATCGTGGGTGCTTCTTCTTTAGTTTAGCATATTGCTTTGCATATTCTTTATTGTATGCAGAGGCCTTAC